AGACGATCGTGATCGACTCGGCGGATTGGGCGGAGCGGCTTTGTGTGGAGGATCTTCTGGCCACCACAAAGAAGACCAGCATCGAGGATTTCGGTTATGGCAAGGGGTGGGTTCAGGTCGCCGAGCGCATGAGCCGACTCCTCACGGCGCTGGATTCGCTGATCGCGAATGGCAAACATGTCGTGCTCCTGGCGCACTCGAAGGTGCAGCGCGTCGAGCCGCCCGATCTCATGACGGCTTACGACCGTTACGAGCTGAAGATGAGCAAGCAGTCCTCGCCGCTGGTCAAAGAGTGGGCGGACGAGTTGTGGTTTTTTAGGTTTAAAACGAAAGCCGTTTCGCAGGAAGGTGGCAAAGCTAAAGGGGTGGGGGGCAAGGAGCGTGTCATTTATACCACCCACTCGGCGGCTTATGACGCCAAGACCCGCTCGGGCCTCGCCGAAGAACTCCCGATGGAGTGGGAGTCAGTGGCGCATTTATTTAAGCCGTCCGGAAATGCCGGACAACTCAAGCCTGCCGCGCCAGCGGTCGAAGAGGTCGAAGATTGGGAAGTTCCGCTGTTTGAAAATGCCGATGCGGTGAATGCCTTTTTGACCGGCAACGGCTCCATCCAAGAGGGCGAGACCTGGCGCAATGCCTCGCCGAAGTTGCTGGCACAAATCAAATCCCGCCCGCAAGCGCTCATCGCCAAAGCAACTGCACAAATGGAGGTCGCAGCGTGATTAAGGAAATCTCCCCTTCCTCCCTGCCGAAGTTGGCCGAGTGCGCGCTCTTTACGGGCGCCCCCGGCACCAGCCCGGCGGCAGAGCGTGGGACGCTGATCGACAAGGCGATCCGTGAGCTTTTGGTTGATGATCCAACGACCTTTGACGGCCTCACCGCCGAAGATCAGGCGGTGGCACGGTGGGGCGTTGATGAACTCCGAACCCTGTCGGGTGGCTACCATGTCGAGACGCGGGAGGAATATCTCGGCATGGAGGTGCCTGGACTCTCGAAACCCGGCACAGCGGATGCGGTATGCGTTCGGGCGCAATGGGTGGCGGACATCAAGACGGGACAGGTCAGGAATTACCGCCAGCAGCTCGCGGCCTACGCCCTTGCCTGTATGCAAGAACACTTTGCGGATTCTTGGACGGCTCATGTCGTTTATGTGGATCAGCGGCTCCGGCGCACCTACACATTTACCAGAGACCAAGCAGAGGCGACCGTTTCGGCGGTGATCGCCGAGGCGTCGAGCCGGTTGGCGGAGCCGACGCCTAATGAATACTGCGGCTGGTGCGCTCATGCGAACGGGTGCAAGGCGCTGGTGCGTCAATCGAGCGAGGCGCTGGCCTTGGTCAAGTCAGAGACCTCCCTTGCCGAGATCCGCGACCAAATCCTCGCCAATCCGGTCGAGCTGAGCGCATTCGCGGCGAACTGGAAACTCGCCGAAAAGCAGATCGCCGAGCCGGTTCTGGATGCACTCAAAGAACGCCTCGCCGCTGGCGAAGAGATTCCCGGCTGGAAGGTCACGACCGGCGCTGGGCGTCAGTTCGTGGAGGCCGATGCCATCGCTCGGGCCTCCGCCAATGTCAGCAAAGAAACGCTCATCCTCGCTCTCGGCGGGAAAATGAGCGCCGAGAAATTTCGCCAGTTCTGCGCCGATGCCGGCGTCGAGGTGGACGAGTCCGCGGTGAAAGCAGGGTCACCCATAACCACCCTGCGCCAAATCAAAAAGAAATAACAAATGCCTACCTACAAACAATCCGAACCGAAACCCGTCTATTTCGTGGAGCCGGGAACATACAAAGTCGAAATCGTCAACGCTATGGAGAAATTATCCAAAGCGGGAAACCCGATGATCAAACTCATCTGCCGCGTGGAGATCGGCGAGGGAGCCAAGGGGCCGGAAGTCCATGAGCACCTGACCTTCACGGAAAAAGCGGGGTGGAAGATTGATCAAGTGCGTGAGGCCTGCGGGTTCGCCGTGGTGCCAGGAGAGGAAGTGGATGTGCAGCCCGAGGATTTCATCGGCAAGACGGCCACGGTCGTTCTTGGCGAGGAAGAGGGAGCTGATGCCGGCCATCGATTTAACACCCTCGAGCGGTGGATGTCACCCAAAGCCTCGGCGCCCGCGCCGAAGGCCAAGGCAGCCAAAGAGACGGACGACATCCCGTTTTAAATCAACCTTCCGGGGCGCGGCGTAGATACGCGCAGGATTTAACCCATGACCCACGACCTCTCCCTCCGCCTCTCTATCTGTCTGAACGGCTGCCCTATCGGGCCGCGCATCCAGCGCGGGGAGCCGCTGCCGAACTACCGGCACACCTACGCGCTGGAGGAGCAGGCGGAGGCCGAGGCGGACATGGAGCGGGTGCGGAAATACATTGAACGGAATGAAAACACTATGAAGGGAAAGAAATAATGAATTACGACGAATTTTTAGAGGCAAAACTACGCCGACCTAAGTCGGCAGGATTTGAGCCTAAAGACATCAATCCGAAATTGTTTGAGTGGCAGCAGAAGATCGTGGAATGGGCCGTGCGCCGCGGGCGTAGTGCTCTCTTTGAAGATTGCGGGCTTGGAAAAACGGCGCAGCAGTTGGAATGGGCCAGGCAAGTCGCAGAGCACACTCAGGGGCAGGTCTTGATTCTGGCGCCGTTGGCTGTGACGGAGCAGACGGTTGAAGAGGGGGCAAAGTTCGGCATCGATATCAAGCTATGTCGCCAGCCGGAGCAAATGCCTGAGCGTGGTATCGGAATCACAAATTACGACCGGCTGGAGCTTTTCGAGGATGTGACTCGGAGGGTTGCCGGGGTGGTGCTGGATGAGTCGAGCATTCTCAAAGCATTCAACGGGAAGACTCGCATGGCGATCACTAAGGCTTTTGCGGATACGCCTTACCGTCTCGCCTGCACGGCAACGCCATCGCCGAATGATTTGATGGAGTTGAGCAACCACGCGGAGTTCTTGGGGCTCATGTCTGGCGCTCAAATGCTGGCGACTTGGTTTATTAACGACACGGCCAACACGGGGACCTGGAGGCTAAAAAAGCACGCTCAGGATGATTTCTGGCAATGGGTATCCTCATGGGCGGCTTGTGTGAGCAACCCGAGGGACTTGGGTTTTGAGATGAAGGGCTTTGATCTTCCGCCGCTGAAGGTTGAAACGATCACGGTGGAGGCGGGAGAAATCCCGGCGGCTGCGGATGAGCTTTTCGCCGTCCCTGTGGCTCTCTCTGCTACGGATGTCCGGCGGGAAAAGAAGCGCACGCTGGAGGAGCGCTGCCAAGCAGCGGCCAAGATCGCCAAAGAGACCGCGGGGCCGGTCCTGATCTGGTGCGACCTTAACGATGAGGCCGATATGCTGGTGGATTTATTGCCGGCAGAGGAAACGGTCGAGGTCCGCGGAAGTGATAGGCCGGAGCACAAAGAGCGCAAGTTACTAGCATTCACGCATGGGGAAAAGCGGATCATGGTCACCAAGCCATCGATCGCTGGTTACGGGCTGAACTGGCAGCACTGCGCGGATGTGGTCTTCGTGGGAGTGACTTACTCGTTTGAGGACTTCTATCAAGCCGTTCGGCGCAACTATCGATTCGGACAGAAAAAGGCCGTGCATGTGCGGTGCATAACAACTGAGGCCGACGCGCCCGTATTTACGGCATTGCGTCGAAAAATGGAGCAACACGAAACGATGCACGCAGAGATGCAGAAGCACGCTGCGGGCTTTTTGGAGAAAAAAACAAACCTAATTATGAAAACAACGATTGATTCTGAAAATGGCGATGGCTGGACACTTTACCACGCCGATTGCGTGCGAGCGGCAAAAGAGATCGAAAGTGAGAGCGTAGGATTCTCTGTCTTTTCGCCACCGTTTGCCGACCTATTCACCTACTCCAACGATCATCAGGACATGGGGAACTGCGCGAACACGGGCGAGTTCATGCAGCACTTTGGTTTTTTGATTGATGAGTTGGCTCGGGTGATGATGCCGGGGCGTGAGGTGGCGGTCCATTGCTGCGATTTGCTTTCAACCAAGTGGAAGGATGGGGCCATCGAGTTCAAAGACTTCAGCGGAGAGATCATCCGGGCTTTTCGTGATCGGGGGTTTTTACTGCATAGTCGAATCACGATATGGAAGTCGCCAGTCGTGGAAATGCAGAGGACTAAGGCGCATGGGCTTCTCTATAAGACTCTCTGCAAAGATAGCGCGAGCAGCCGAGTCGGTGCGCCGGATTATTTGCTGGCCTTCCGCAAGCCTGGGCAAAATCCGAAACCTATCGAGCACACGCCCGCGGATCTGCCGCTCGACTTGTGGCAAGAAATCGCCTCTCCGGTCTGGATGACTGTGGACCAGGGGAATGTGCTCAACGGTCGTTGTGCGAAAGATCAAGGTGACGAGAGGCACATTTGCCCTTTGCAGCTAGATGTGATCAACCGAGCTTTGCATCTGTGGAGCGCAAAGGATGATTTGGTTTACTCACCATTTACCGGGATTGGATCTGAAGGGTATTGCGCTCTCAAGATGGGGCGGAAGTTTGTAGGGAGCGAGTTAAAGAAAAGCTATTTTGATACGGCAACTGACAACCTCCGATCGGTGGGGATGCAGTTAAATTTCAAAATGGAGGCGGCCTGATTATGGCCGGTGAATGGATTAAGGTGGAGAACCACCTGCACGAGAAGGTCGAGGTGGCGGCGATTGCCGAGCACACCGGCCTGGACCTCGACGCGGTGGTCGGGAAGCTCGTGAAGGTGTGGGCTTGGGCGTCACGGAATTGTTACGCTGACGGCGTAACGGGCGTTACGGCACTGCGCATCATCCGCGAAATCACGCACACGCCGACCTTCGACGAAGCGATGGCAAAATGCGGTTGGTTGATCGTGAAAGGCGACAAAATCGAGTTTGTGAACTTCGATCGGCACAACAGCCAAACATCTAAAGACCGAGCACTTGCGGCGTTGAGAATGGCCAAGAAACGCGGCAACGATGCCGTTACGGAGAAGTTACGGGACAAGCGTAACAAATCTGTAACCAGAGAAGAGAAGATAATAAAGGCGGTTGCCTACGGCAACGCGCCCGTCCTGTCCCTATGAACGCAATGATCGAACAAAAAATCCTCCCCATGCCCAAGGCGGCGGTGCCTTTGAGCGAATCGAGCGAGCGGGCGGCCATCTCGTGCTTGCTCCAGAACTTTGCCTGCCTGGACGCCATGTCATGGCCCGAGGATCTGTTTTTTTACGAAAAGCACAGGATCATCCTCCGCGCGATCCGTGAACTCCACGAGGCGCGCGTCTCGACGGATTTCTTCGCGGTGCAGTCCCTCCTCGACCGGCAGGGGCTACTGGACGACGCGGGGGGCGCTCAGGAGTTGATCGATCTCTCTACGGTGATGCCGACGGGCGACCCGGGAACGGCGGCATGGCATCGCGGCTACCTCATGGACGCGCGGCGTTACCGCACGGCGCTCTCGGCGGTCCGCAAGGCGGAGGAGGGCTTTCTCCGGCAGGAGGGGGACATCGCGGGGCTGGCGCAGGTATTGACCGAGACGGCGGCGATGCAGGACACGCAGCGGGCGGGCCTGAAGGACATCATTAAAAACCTGACGATCGAAATGGAAAAGACCGAGCCGACGGAGTGCTTCGGCACCGGCCTGGGCGAACTGGATCGCACGGCGCAACTCAAGCGGGGCGAACTCCTGACCGTGGCGGCGCCGACCTCGGGCGGCAAGTCGATCATGCTGATTCAAATGGCGCTCCATGCTCTGCGGGCTGGGAAGCGCGTGGCGGTCTTTTCGCTCGAGATGCCGGCGACTCAGGTTGTGGGCCGGATTCTTTCGGCCATGTGTGGGTTCAACATCGGCGTCCTCAAGTATGTGAACCGCGCGGACACCAAGAACGAGCACCTTAACAAATTCACAGCGGCCACGGCCGAGCTGGCGCACTACGCGCTCGAGGTCGAGAGCACGCTGACCGAGTGGGAGCAGATCGATGGGGCCGTGCGGGAGCTGGTGGCCAAGGACAAGGCCGACATCGTGATCGTGGACTATGTCCAACTCGTCCACCTCCGGGCTTTAGGCAGCAACGAGACGCGGGAGCAGCATGTCTCGGAACTCACCAAGCGACTCAAATCCCTCGCCATTCATCTGAATGTGGCGGTGGTGACGGCTTCCCAGCTCAACGACGACAACCCGCCGAAACTCCGCGAGTCGCGGGCTATCGGGCACCACTCGGACCATGTGTGGTTCATCGGCCACGGCGACACCGGGAGCTGGCTGACGGTGGTCAAGAACCGCGAGGGCGAACGAGGCGGGGCGTTCCCGATCCTCATGCACGGCGCCATATCCCAATTTGTCCCACGGGACGAGAGAGAAACACAAACAACCAACAAAAAATGAAACTATACATCGGCATAGACCCCGGCTTGTCCGGCGGGGTGGCATTTGTTCCCGAATCGGGAACTCCATGGGCACACAAAATGCCCGAAACGGACCGCGACCTCATCGACCTGCTTCGGGACTCGATCCGCGACATGGAGGCGCGGGCCACGCTGGAATTAGTCCACAGCAGTCCGCAGATGGGCGTGAAAAGCGCTTTCACCTTCGGGGAGGGGTATGGACGCCTTCAGATGGCGTTGACGGCGCTGGGCGTGCCCTACGAGCGCGTGAGGCCACAGGCGTGGCAGAAGGCTATGGGCTGCCTGACCAAGGGCGACAAGAATGTGAGCAAGCGCCGCGCGCAGGAGCTTTTCCCGACGCTGAAGGTGACGCACGCCATCGCGGATGCTCTCCTCATCGCGGAGTTTTTAAAAAGGAGGGGGGGGGTATGAGCTATGAGTCCGCGAATAGTCCCAAAGTGCCCCTCAAGAAAAAAGCGCTATTTCACCGAGGTGGATGCCGTCGCGGCCGTCGCAAGGATTCTCAGGGGCATGGGGAAAACTCAGAAACCGTATCAATGCCCGCATTGCGACAACTGGCACCTCACGACCGTGCGGAAATCACTACCGATGGAGCACGCGCGTTGATGTGCGCGTTCATCCTGCAAGCCGTTTACGATGTCGATGCAAAGCTGGACTTCGCCTGCAAAAACAAAAATGAGGAAATGAAACTCCACCAGATGAGCGCCATCGCCATGATCCGCTCGCCTTTTTTTAAACGACTATGCGGCACGCTCAGACTCCCCGCCGACAAAATCATTCGCAAAGCCTTATCATGAATCCACACGCCTACCCGACATTTCCAACCGAAGCCGACCGGCTCCACGCGGCCGGTGCGGTTTATTACCACGACTATGCGGGAGAAATCGACAAAGAAGACGAGATCCTCGCCGATGAGCTGGGCATCACACCACAACAGGCGAGGGGGGTCATCGCCCACACCGAGGCTGAGGTCCGGCGCTCGCAGTCGCTCATCCTGGGGAAAGTTGTAGGCATGCTCCTTGAGACAAGCAACCTGCCGGTGATGGCACACGCGCTGGCCTTTGCGGCCGGCCTCGATCAGCTCAATGGCAAACGCTCCCAGGCCGAAGTCGCGCGGGAGTTAGGCGTTACCCGTGCGTTGGTATCACACTATGTGATCGGCGTGCGCGATGTCTTGTCAGGCAAGAGGGAGACATTCGACTGCACCAAATTCCGCAAACGAAACTCCTCCAGAGAAACCTTCCGGGCAAAAGCCACGGATCCACACACGGCCGCCAAGTCGGCAGCCATTGCCAGATACAGAGCATCACTCAAAACCACAACACCATGACACAACTCATCGACCAAAAGACATACACCCTCAGCGGCGTGACCATTAACCCAGACGCCACCCGCGAGGAGTGGATGGCGATCCATAAGGACATCCTGACCTGCAAGCACGCCGCATCCAAGTGGCTGGCTCAATCCCGCGACTATGCGACCAAACGATGGGGCGCGGAGTTCATGGCAGATACCGAACTCCAACTCGAGCTGGACCTCGGGCTGTCATTGCCGCCCGAAAAGCCCACGCTGAATCCTGCGGACAAAACCACAGCGATCGTGACGATCGAGGGGCTGAGTCAGAAGTTCCAACTTTGGGAGCGCAAGATGAGCGATGACATCGGCAAGTGGGACCGCGACCGACTCACCCGCGCCCTCGAACTCCTCACGCCTATGGAGACCACAGCCGCACGGATCCGCCAACTCCTCGCGTGACCTGCCCGACATGCGGCACCGACACCCGAGTCATCGCCACCCGCGACGGATACAGGCGCAGGCTATGCAAGGCCGGGCATCGGTTCGTCACTATCGAACAGGCGCACGAAACCAAGTTCCCATGGCCATCAAAACCAAAGCGCAAACCATTGAAGAAGAAACAAAAACAAAACAGAAGCACAAAATGGATCGAGCGCATCGAGGCCAAGCTCGCCGAGCCAACATGAGGGGGGTGGCATGGGAACCCTACCGAAATGGTTCGACCATCGCAGTTTGCCAGTCG